TTAAAGGTCAGACATACTTTGATGATCACGGGGATGTTCGTACTGATACTGGTGAAAAAGTTGAAGACGTTGAAAAAAATACTCCTGCGGCAAGTAATTCTAATAAAAATGAACCTCAAAAGATAGTTGATTTACAAAAAAACAATAAGGCAAAGGCATAGGTGATTAAAAATGGCAGATTTAACAAGAGAGTCAATCGAAAAAATTCAAGAAATGGCCAATGAATCAGTTGGAGATAAGAGAATTGTTCAAGTTCATGGGGAAGACTATCAGGTCGATAACGATGGGGATGTTAGATTAATCATTCCTGAGACTAATAGTCGTGAGGAAGTTGAACTTTCAACCTTATCAGGATTAGTTGAGCTCATAAAGAACATGAAAGAACGTTCAACAAATAAATTGTTTGTTCAAGTTAATTCTCCAAAACAAGTTAAGGTGTTTGGTGCTTTGGATAAATATGGTCGTAGAGAAGATTTAGTTGATGTTCGAGCAATGATTCCAGGATTTAACTTTGATCAGTATTATGATGCTGAAACTTTGAATATTGCATTGCAATCACGGTTTGTACAAACAACTGATAGAGATTTGATTTTAAAAGTCATTGGTAATTTGAAAGAAGAACAAGTCCATTCAGCTACCGATGACGGTGTAAGCCAGTCAGTTCAGGTCAAACAAGGTGTAGCGAGCGTTGCTGAAGTCAAAGCTCCAAATCCAGTAGCGATGAAACCTTATCGTACCTTCATTGAGGTTGACCAACCAATTAGTAATTTCGTATTTAGAATGCAAACGGGTATGCAAGCAGCCTTGTTTGAAGCTGATGGAGGGGCTTGGAAAAATGAAGCTATGAATAATATTAAGCAATACCTTTCAGATAATTTAGATGATGAAATTCAATCTGGCCATGTGACGGTGATTGCATAGTGAAAATTACAGATAGAGAGTTAGCTGTCTATCAAATGCATAAGAATCATTATACGAGAGTTGAGATTGCTGATGCGTTAAAGATTTCTGATGAGACAGTTGACTGGATTCTAAATAAAAACTCATTTCATCCCCGTAAGCTTGCTGAAATGGATGAAGAAAATGAAAAAGGTGCAATTTGATGGAAAAGAGTCCGATTGAGATTTTAAAGACGTTGTATACAAGTCTGCCATATGAAGTGGTAAGCGATATTTGTCACCGTATGGAAGATTGGCTTGCGATGGGTGGCAAGGATACTGATCGTTATATGTGGGCTCAAATCGATTATGCAAATGCAATTATAAAAATCAGAGGTGGAAAAAATGAATTCTAAACAGTTCAATGCAGTAGTTGAATATTTTGTAGAGTATTCAATGTTTGATAGTGAAGATGATAGACGTGATGATGCTTATTCTTGTGCTGTGGCCATTGATGAAATTTTGAAGGAGAATGCTGATGAATAAAGAAAGAATAATGAGGCTGGTAGACGAGTACGGTGCTAAGCAATATGATGCTGGTGTTAATTCTGACTACGGAAGTGACATGGATGCTGAAGTTTTTAAAGATTTACAAATGCGTATTTATAACATTAAAAAAGAACTTTATTCCAAACCGATTATGCCTAAAGTCTTTGATTACTGGTACAAATGCTATGTACCTAAGTATAGAAATGGATTGAATAATGAAAAGGTTAGCAATCCTTTAGATAAGATTGAAATGGTGGCTAATCTTTTAAATGTCGAATATGGAAATTATAGTGATAATCCTACGGAAGATAGTAATGATTGGTACGACTTAAAATTGTTTGATGATTGGTTATCAAAAGATGATTTGAACTTTGCTAAAGCTGTTGGGGTAATAATGGATAACGGTAATTATGAGGTGGAGCATGACTAAATGGGTAATTGTCCGATTTGTCATAAGTCACTTAGCAGGAGGAACAATCATTAATGGACGCAAGTAATGTATTGTATACAATTTCAAGTTTTGTATTTGCTATTTTTGTTATTTCTAACTTTATATACATGTATAAATATAAAGAATTGGTCAAAATTGAGTCCAAAAGGATTGATGAAGAAAAAAGTAATCTTCAAGAATATCAACGTAAGTCAGATGAAAGACTGTTATCTAATAGAGAAATATTAGAATCAATTAATCAACAAATTTTAGTTGATACTAATGTTCTTAAAATGATTACTCGTGAGAATAAAGAACGAGTTACTGCAATTAATAAATTGGACATCCCCAGTAATATTCGTATCGGTAAAGATGATTCTGTATTCGCAGTCAGAGGTGATATTGCTGAAACAGTTTTAACACATGATCAGGTACTAGGAGTATTCTTGATTATGAAAAATCTATGGGGGACGAGTGATGTACGTAGCAAAGATTAATAATATTTTATTTTAAATTTTATAAATTAATGACAGCAAAAAAGACACCTACTAATGTAGATGTCTTTCTGTAATGATATGTTGTTTTTTCGCAAATCAATTATATCACACGGGGGCTGTTACTTATGAGTTTATTACCGATTATTGATGAGAAGAAAACTCAAGATAAAGTCAAAGACTACTTGAAAAAAGATTTTCCAAGATTTGTGGTTAAAGCAGGTTATTCAATGCTCGAGGTGAAGTCCCCAAAATTTGATGGTGTAGGTGGGAATGGAAACAATGTTAGGAACAACCTGGAGGATAATATAGTTGATCACATTGAAGCTAAGCCAATGGTTATAGCTACTGTGGATGCGATTAATAATTGCCCTGAAAAGCCGTCTTGGATTTTAAGACAGCTTTATCTTGAAGGGATGACTGATGCCGAGGTAGAAAGGGCAAGTATATATTCTCATTCAACATACCAGGATAAGAAAAAGGCTGCATGGTTGTGGTTTGCGGATGCATTCCAAAATACAAAAGATTTTCACGTTTACAAACAAGTTGGCTGGAAACAATTTACTTAATTTTAAAATCATACTAAATTCGTACAAAAATCGTACTTTTTCCGTACCGCGGTCATACTGATTAAGTTGTATATTGATATTGTTGATAATTACATAGAGATAGCGACAGGTTACTCTACCTCAAAAGGAGCACTTAATTATTAACAAAGTTAGTTCTAATTTGCTGGTGAGTTATGATAACGCTCATCATTTTGCGAGTGTTGGTACTATTAAGGTTTAACACCTGGACGTTAGACCATTTGTAAGATACTGAAATTTCCTCCAAAATTATTTTAGATAGTCTTAATTATACTTGGGTCCGATTCCCAAGACTCGCGTTGAATGAAAGGAATGATGTTATGAAAACAATTTTGAATGTTACTAAAGAAAATGACACCATATCAGTTCATGTTGATGAAGATGTTACCACTCAAGAACTTGAGTATGGATTAGTTAACGTAATGTATCACTTAATTATTCGAGACATGAAGTCTAGGAAAATCAGACTTAATAGAAATAATTTCAATCAGTTCAATAATAACTATGGTGAGTCTGTTAAAGTTCATACCGGTGTAATGTGGGATTTAATTCATAAGAGAAAATAAAAAAGGTTGCGATTAATTGTCGCAGCCTTTTATGCTTTTAGTTTAGATTTAAGAGCATCAGTTAGAATCTCTGAGAAGTTAACGCCATTTTCTTTGCCAAGCATATTTAAATAGTTGGGTATGGTTAAAGTCTTTTTGACTAGTTTAGTATCGTGTTTCTTTCGATAACTATCAATGTCAACGTCAACAAGAGTTACTACGTCTGTTTTTTTAGATTTAGGGAATGTGTAATTAGATGCTGGGACTGGATCATTAGAGTCTTGTAAGTCCATTACCTTTAACCCAATAAAATCGCGAGCCATTTCGATTGAATCATCAATGGTTGTTCCTTGTGTCATACCGTCAATATCTGGAATACTAACAAAGTATGGGGTAGTTGAATCATCAGTTTTAGTTATAACAATGGGATAAATTACTTTCATTATATTTCCTCCTTAGGGATGAACAATAAGTACAGCAAAGCAAGACCTCTATTTGAGGTCATGCTTTTTAATTAAGCTTTTGGCTAACATTTCGTTTATATCCTTATGACGAGGTATTTGTTCTTTTTCTATTCCGTTAGTCCAAATATCATGATTACCACCATGTCTGTATAAGTGCCAGCCATTATTCTTGAATAGCTTAATCAACTTTGCTTGCTTCATTTGTTCACCCCTTTCTTTATTACTTAATAAGTATAGCACGTATCAGTACGTATATCAATACGTATTAATACATTAATTAAAATAAATTGGAGTTGAAAGAATATGGTTGTTGGTTCAGTTAAGTGTACTGGTTATGCGGATATATACAATGATAATGGTGAAGTCGTTGGGTACATATCTAATGGAACATCGTGGAGGATTGAAGGTTCAGCTGTTATCAATGGTGAGAAATGCTACAAACTATACGATGATAAATGGATTCCAAAGAAGTTCATTACATTTAAAGGAGGAATAGTAAATGAAGAAAGTAATCGTTATGTCTGAAGATGAGTATGATACGGCAATGCAAGGACTTGATGGCATACCATTCAAAACTGATAGAGCAGAGGCAAGCAATGGTAAGTTCATCAGATCAACCATTACTATTAGCAAGTCAGCGTTCGAGGATGCACTCAAGGCTAGAGAGTTTGAACTGGTTAAGCCGGAGGACGGTTCAAAGATTAATTGGGATGCTGCTATTGTCTGGACAGACTGATAGGTACGTAAGGTTCTACCACACAAAGGCATGGCATGATGCGAGACAAGCGACACTAGTACGACAGCATTACTTATGCCAAGACTGTTTGAGAGAAGGCAAGATAACCGTTGCTAAAACAGTCCATCATATAGTTCCATTAAGGGATGACTGGGATAAGCGACTGGATCAAAATAATTTAGAAGTCATTTGTTTAGAACATCATAACCAGGAACATCCCGAAAAGGGTTCTGGTAATAAGCAATACTTCAAACATGAAGCTAAGGTTAAAAAACGCTCTGATGTTTTTAAGTTTGCTTCGAATAAAGATGATGATAAATTGTTTTGGTAGCCCCCCCTACCTCAAAAAATATTTGAACGAAATCTCAGACAACGGTGTAGTCCCAAGTTTACGATAAATTCGTTTTTCAATAAAAAAATAATAATCCACATCAGCCGTAAGCCAGCGTATATCAATGGTTTACGGCTTTTTTAACGGGTGGAAAGGAGGAAACTTTGCCACAGACAGCTAAAAGTTCGTTGATTCACATCATGGAAGGCAACCCGAATAATATTACAAAGAAAGAATTACACAAACGTAAAAAAAATGAAGAAAAATTAACTTTGCCCAGGGATAAATTGATTCCACCATCCTGGTTAACCGTTACAGGTGCTAAAGAGTTCAAAAGGATCGTTGAAATAATGGAACCAACTAAGCTGCTGACTAATGGTGATGTGAATACGTTGGCTCTATATTGCGATACTCTTGCTGATTATCATTCTTTTGACAGAAAGATTAAGCAAAAGGGTTATATGATGAAAGGTCGAGTTAATCCGTTCATTCGTGAAAAAAGAAATTCGGCTCAATTATTAGATAAGTTAGCAAGTGAGCTCGGATTAACACCAGGATCACGTGCTTCATTAGCAATTAATATGCCTGAAGGTGAAGATAATGAAGGAGATGATGATGACGAGTTCGACTAGTATTTTAGATTATTCATATACACAGTTGACTAAATGGTGGGATAAATATAAAAGTGATCGCGAGGGTTGGGCTTATTTAAAGGAGCCTAGCCCTATTTTATTGACCAATTATTATGCAAAAATGGTTGTTGACGGCGATATTCCGGCCAGTAAAGAAATTATTGAATCATGTGAACGACATTTAAAGGATCTAGACAGACAAGGAACTGATGATTTTCCTTGGGTTTTCGATGAGGAAAAGGCATGGCGACCAATTCGTTTTATTGAATCAAAATGCAAACCCTCGAAAGGTGATTTTAGTCAGTTAGTTCTTCAACCATGGCAACATTTCGTTGTTGGCAGCATGTTTGGTTGGGTTCACCGCGATACTGGTTACCGTAGATTCCGTGAAGGTCTGATTTTTGTTGGACGAAAAAATGGTAAAACGACACTTGAGTCTGGTCTTGCTGACTATATGACCGGATTTGACGGCGAACGTGGAGCTAACGTATATTTCCTTGCCAATGCTCAAAAACAGGCCCATAAGCTGTTTGATGAGTCAAAAGCAATGATTGATGCATCACCATTCTTATCTAACCGTTTTGTGGCTAATAATAATGAAATTAGGTTTCCAAAGCATAAATGTACGATTGTTCCCATGTCCGCCGAAAAAACAAATAAAGATGGTGAGAACTTACATTTTGCGGTCTTTGATGAAATTCATGAATACAAAGATTACAAGTTAATTAACGTAATGAAACGCTCACGTGGTACACGTAAGCAGCCTTTAATTATTTATATTTCAACTGCAGGTACTGTTTTGGATGGTCCATTGATGGATTTCGTTGATAATGGCCAGGATTGTTTAAAAAACTATGATGATCATATTGATGAACGAACATTTTATTATCTGGCCAAACTAGATGAGCAACAAGAAGCTAATGATCCTGAGATGTGGGTCAAAGCCAATCCTAATATCTGCTTGATGGAAATGGTTGATATGATTGGTGATTACAAAAAGGACCGCAAAAACCCTCAGGAACTTGCTGATTGGATTACTAAACAATTTAATATCTTTAGTGAAACTGACGAATTGAGTTTTGTTAATACTGAAACCATTTTGAAAAATAATAAAAACTTAAGCCTTAAGTTATTAGAAGGACGAGATTGTACGGGTGGATATGATTTGTCTGAAACTGAAGATTTTACTGCAGCATGTCTAGAATTTCCATTGGATGATGGTGGAATTTTCGTATTTGAAAAAACATGGGTTCCTGAAGCTAGGTATCTACGTGATAAAAATCCAGATAGGATTAAGGCATGGGAGAAATCAGGTGAGCTAGAAATTATACCAGGTGATTATGTCAAATATGAGTACGTTTTGGACTGGTTCACTGAAATGAGTAAAAAGTATCAAATTACTAAAGTTATGTTTGATCCTGCTAAAGCGTTATTGCTGAATAAGGC